CCGCCAGGAACGCCGCCGCAATTGCCGCGTGTCCTGCATCGTTTGGGTGGATGCCATCCGCGGCGATTAGCGTATCGCCGCCGTTGTCGGTCATGTACTGGTATACATCTGCGTACCGTGTCCCCTTTGCGGTTGCCACTGCCGCACAGGCGGCGGTGTAAGCTGCGTGCTTTACACGGGTGCCCGCGTTCCAGGGTGCGCCCGCGGCATAGCTCGCCTCAGGGATGTAGGGCGGCGATCCTATCACAATGTGATTAGCCAGTACACCATCGGCTAAAATTCCGTCTATCACCGCGCCCAGGTCGGTGGTGTAGTTTTCGACCGTGATCGCGGCATCGTTCAGGCGCAAATCGTTCAACCCATACAGGATGAATACCCACCACGGCGCGCCGGTATAGGCTGTGATGCGTGCCGCGTATGTGTCCCGCCCGTTATTGTCTGCCGCTGCCCCAATGGTATCGACCGTGGTTTGCACCGTGTTTTGTAGGATTGTGGCCGCTATACCGGCATTTGTTAGTATTGCATTTTTTGACGCCGCCACAATATTTGCCCACCGGTGCGCTGCGTCGGTGGCTCCTGTGCCTACAGTGATCGAATCGCCGAAGGCTAGCAAGCTAAAAGGGCCATACCGGTTCGCCAGATACGCCTCCAGTTGTGTTACGGTGTTAACCGATGTGGTGACAATTATTTCGGCAAGCAAGCCCTTGAAAAAGTTACCCGCTGCTACAGCTTTTTGCCCGCCTACCGTCACAGAGTCTCGGTTGGTCGTATCTCCCCACCAATCGCCGTTGTCAACCCCCAGGTCCGCAGTAATAACTTGATCTGTTCCGTTCAGCTTCAGGGCGTAGGCAGTTCCGCTGGATTGCCACATGCCTATATAGTTAGCTGCTGCCGAAAGAGCAGTAGACCCGATTACACCATCTACTATGTCATTGTTTTTTTGATACGTTGATAGGCGAGCGGTAGCAGCCACTCGTGGTGCCATTATTGCCATTACATAATTATTTGTCGCCTCATCACAACTACCTAATATATTTGTCCAGTCTGCTAGGGGTGTCGTAAGGTTAAAGACCGCCATAACTGTTCCAGATGCACCCGATAGCATATTTGTGGTGCAAAGCAGAATATCGTTTATGCCGTCAAACAATAAGGCCGGATGTCCGCCGATGCCATTTGCACCTAATTTGAGTAATGGACGCGTGGTCAATGTCGCCTCAAATGAGTAGGCGTTACCTTCCCGGCTCACCCATGCGCCTATTTCGTCGCCATCAGAACCAGCAATGTCGTCAGCGCGCAGCCATAATAACGTACCGGGGTCGTTTGCAGGCGTCCACGCGGCGACGGGCGGCGCCAGTAACAACAATTTTCGTGATAGTTTCATCTGCTAATCTCCCTTACCATCTGGGGCTTATCCCTTCAGTACAAGGGTGATTATACGGGCCGCGCCCTGGTTCTCCGCTGCTCCTGTCGATGTGTTAACAGATTGGATCTTGAACCAAGGCCAGCCTGCCAATTCAAGGGGTAGCCTGCGGGGGTCCGCTGCGTCTGTCGTGATGCCGGTCACCTTAACAAGCGCGTCGGTGTCGTGCGTGCGGAGCTGTGCGTACGTGCCGGCTTCCTCTGTCGAAACTAAGAACGCGATATCTGCCGCCGTCCATGCCGCGGGCGTGATCAGGCCGCCTACGACAAATGGCCGAAAGTCAACGGCTCCGCTGGCGCTGGCTCCGTTTGCAATTGTCACCGGTATCATATGGTTTTGCATTTCACACATGGTATTACTCCTATAGGGATGATAGGCGGCTGGTGGCCTGCCTGTTGATTGTGTTTAGTTTCTGGTTTTCCATCAGGTAATGCTTGTTCGCATCTTCGAACATAACCGCTGATATGGGTTCGTCTCCCATTGTGATTTGTGCGCGTGTGCGCCATGCCTCGACGGCCGCCGCCCACGATAGCCATTCCCTGGGTACAAGGTGATGGATAACGCCTGCATCTGTGGTCACTTCTGAATGGTAATCCAGGTAGGTAATGCGAATATTGTAGGTGTTGGATGGGGCCTGGTCCTGGTCGAATTTCAGGGTACGGTTTCCGCTTACGGCTGTTGGGTGTATCTGCTGCCAGCCCTGGTGTATTTGCCAGTCGTAAGGCGCGGCGCTATCATGAGCTACTTCCACCATGATAATTTCTTTGGCAAGGTTGGCGTTATCTGTAGTAGTGTATTCTTCCTGATCGTCAACCGCGGCAAAGGTAGCCGTCAATGGTATCTTGCCGAACGCAAGTAAGGCCTGGTTGATGGCCGTCACTAATTGGGAATGTTGGAACCGTGGCCCACACACATAGTATGGGTTTCCGCTTTTCGATATCGCGGATAGTACTGGCGTAATGGTCATGGTAGGGGTAGTCCACGCGGTTACCTGCCGGCTCTCGTCGGGCTGTACTGTAACTACCGTTCTGCTAGGCATGAATAGAATGCCTGGCACGATAGACGCATCAGGAAACGTCACAGTAAGCGCGCTGTCTACGATCGTGCTGGTGGTGCCGTCGCTCGTGCAGCTCCCTTTGTGTACGTAGTCCACCTTCCTGGCGAGGTCAAACAAGGCCTCATAGAGGGTGGTCATATTACCGCTTCCGCCTGGCCGGCTGCTTTTTGGCTGGCGCTTTGACTGGCTTCGGGGCTTCTGCTATAACGGGTTCCGGCTCTGGTTCCGGCTCTGGCGCTAGCTCTTGGGTTGGTGCATCTACCGTTGCTTCTGGCTCTTGTACGGCATCTTCTTCTACCTTCGCGATTACTGGCTCCGGTTCCGGCTCTGGCTCTGGCTCCGGTTCCGGTGGCAGCAAACGAAATGCCTGCTTGCCGCGGTCGTTGCAAAGGTGCTCGAAATCTCCGGGTGTGAATTCCTTCTCGTCTCCGGGTTCTCCGTAGGGCCATAGGTTGCTATGGTACTGGACTAACAGTCTTACTCTAAACTTGGTGGGTTCCATATGGTCGTTCATACTATCGCTACTCCTGTGTGTGCGCAACTAATTGACCAGTCTATATAGATTTCAAAGCCTGCGGCCCTTACCCTCTCGCACATTCTCAAATCTTCGCCGCCGTGTTCCATGTCGTAAGGCTCTTTACCTATAGCCTCGGCCACTTTTCTGTGGATCAGCCAGCATCCGGCGCCGGCTGCGTCTACCTTTTCCAGGCCTGTGCCTGGCTCGTCCCTGATTGCATAACGGGGGATTCCTTTTTCGTTCAGGTGATCAAAGTCGTACACTACCGGGTTGTACGGCTCTCCCTTCTTTCTGTACCATCCTCCTACCATGGGCAGGTGGTGGGCTAACAGTCGATCTATAAAGTCTGGGGGCGGTATTACGTCACTATCGAGCATAGCCAGATATTCAACGTCTGTATCTAGAAATGCCGAATGGATGGTGTTACGTGCCTCGGGCAAGTATGTGCTGTTCGTGGTGGCTATGCTATCCCATGGCATCATGTTTAAGCGGAGCAGGTTTACTACCCACTTTGAAAAGCATACTTCATCGAACGGTATCCCCCATACTATTTTTTTATAGCGCAGCTTCACTGTGCGCGGTTGTGCTATGGCTACTCCGCCGCTGTCCCTGGTCAGTAGCGTAGCCTTCTTGTCGGGTAGCTTTTCGTCCAGGGCCTTGATGATCTTTGATACTGCTCGATCCTGCTCTGTCTTTTTATACGGGCTTGTCATAGTAGTCTCTAAAATCCTTTCGTGGTAGCGTTGTGATCTTGGTACGTGTCGATAGGTTTATGATTTCCCTGGGTGCCATGCCTAATGCCAGCTCGCCGTATCCCTGATCCCATAAGTCAATGGGTGGCGTGCCTGGACAATTTTCATCCCAGCCATAGAAATGGTCATGCGGCTGATGGTTATCCAGGCCCACACAAAGCATGGTAGTGAACCCCATGAAGTAGGCAAGCTGAATCAAAACATGCGTTACTGATATAAAGGTTATGCCCTCCTTGCTAAGTAAATTCCTCGGCCATATCTTTTCATGGTTGAACGGCCATAGCGGGCCTGGGCGATGGTAGAACCTGAAGAAGTTCGGGCCTTCCCACTTGTCCAGGTTTGGCGTAGGGATAAACTTGGGTATGTCTGAGTAATGCGCGAGTACTGCATTACCGTACTCGCGCATTACTCTGGTGTCCGCGGTAGCGTAGTAGGTAGGCGTAAAACCTTCACGTAGATAGATAAGGTTGCTGCCAAAGCTAGGGTATGCCCTTAGTAAACCATCGGGTATATCTGCGAGGCTCGGGCCGTTGCCGATTATCAAGCACGTTTCTCCGGCGTGCTTATCGTGAAAGTCCTCTAACCTTTCCTCCATTAGTCATCTACCGTAAACTCGATTTGTACATAGTACTGGCCTGGCTCGGTAACGGCGATGCCGGTATGCCGGACAAAGATACCTCCGTTCGCGGCTACTGCTCCGGAGACTACGGTCGCTACCGTGTATGATCCTACGGCCTTGCTTACCTGGAGCGCGGTAGCGGCGCAAATGTCGTTATCGCTGAGGGTTGTACCTACAACGAAGTTTGCTCCGTCTGCGCCTGCGGTGTTCGTGGCTTCGACATAGACGGCCCGGACTGCAACGATTGTGATGCCATCCGATGGTACTAAGATTACATCATCATCGGTCGTGCCTGAGCCATTGTCAATGTTGAAGGTTTTGGACCTGGCGAAGTGCCGGCGGGCGTTGGTGGCGAGCTTGCTGCCTACGATAGCGGCGGCGGTGGCGACATCGGCATTAACGATCGTGCCTGTACCGGCCATAGCCAGTAGTACCCAATCGTTATCGTCTCCGCCTTCGTCAACCTTTACGTAGACGCATCCGGTATCATCGGTGTTATTCAGGGCCATGTATAAGGTGCCTTTCGGCGCGCTTAACCATGGGTCCTTGTCACCGTCCGGGGTACCGTTGCCATAGTAGATGCCTAGGCCCGGGCTAACCGGCTCCATGCCGGACTGATGGAACGCGGGATCTGGCTTGGAATAGGGGAATGCTACTGCTGAAACGGTCATTTCTGACCTCCTTAACTGGTCGTGCTGAATCCGCTGATGATAGCGTGTGCCTTCTCAAAAGCGGTTACCCAACCATATTCTCCTACCACCTGGCCATAGCCGCCGTCTGCCGTGTCCTTGGTCTTGCCCAATTCCTCGAAGAAGAAGGGGTCGATGGTGAGGTATCCACAGTAGTTCTTGTCGAGGATATAGACTTTATCGGTCGGGCAGAAACGATCTACCAGGACATCCAGCGTCAACCCTACTCCGGTGAGTACCTTGTTGATGGTAATGCCGCCGATGGTTTCCGAACGCTCGGTGCGTACTGCGCCCTCGTAGAAAGACGTAATCTTGCGCTGCGCCCAGGTATTGCACAGGAGCAGGGTCGGTAGGCCGCCGTAGCCGAAAGCTGCAGCTACTGAATCTTCGATGTTCTTTTTGGTGAGCGCTGCGCTCGCTGCCGCGGTAACATTGGTGGTAATGAAGGTGTCAAGGCCGCCGGCGCCGCGCGCTGCGGTGGCTGAACCTGCCGCACGAATGCCGTAGTAAGGCACGCGGCAAAGATCGTGAAGGTTCTGCTGCATGATCTTGTCGATCGATCGATCTACAAGGCTCGGAATGCCGTACTTCCCGATTCGCTCATCGGAGCGGGATACTTCTACCTGGTCGTGCATGATTACAGAGTAGTTGTACCCGCTGGAAACTTCGGTGAACGGGCCGTCGCTGGCGCTCGCGCCTTCCAAACGGGCATTGTAGCGGATATACATGGTGCTGGTGGCTGCATGGGTGGCCTGGGTTCCGCCGTAGTTACGCACTACGGTAAGGTCATTGGTTGAAATCGCGCTTACCCAGATGTACTCACTATCGATCTGAACAACGTCGCCAACGTGGAACGTGGGGCCGCTGGCTACTGTGACGGTCGTGATAGTGCTGTCATTGGTAAGATCGGCATCGTTGGCCGTGGTCGAGGTCGGTGCGTAGGCATCTTCCAGCCATTCATACATTTTTCCGGGCGTGTTGACGAAGTTGAATTTGCTTTCGTTGTTCAGCCCGAACACGGTGATAGGCACGATGCTTTCAACATCGGCCATGATAATGCGGTCCGTTACGGTCCGCTTCTGGGGCAACGTGTTACTGTAAGAGTGCTGCTGCCCTAAGTAAGTCGTCATCTTCTAATCCCTCCGCCATTAGGGGCTTAGGGGGATGTGGTCTACGTCTACACCTTTGGCTTTGTATTGCTCTCGGATGTTCTTCACGTAAGCCGCGCCCTTGCCTCTTGCTCCCATCATGGCTTGAATGTAATCTTGGTCCGTGGCCTGGGGGGGAATCCCTCCTGTGCCTCCGGCTGATGTTGGAGCTTTGGGCGGTAATGATGCGCGGGCCTGCTTGGCTTCGATTGCTTTTGCGACGGATAGGAGAAAAGCTGCGGGGCTTTTGTGGCTGAGTAGCTTTACTTCTTCGTCGTTATCTTCGATCACAACGCCGGCTTCGTTCATCATTTCCATTGCCCGGCGGTTAATATCGGCTATTTCTTGGTCGGCTCCTGTGACCTGGCGTTGTGGCTGTCCTGGTCCTGGCTCTCCGTCCTGTTCCTCGGCTAAGGTTTCGGCAAGTAGCCCGGCTTCAAGCTGGCTCTTTATCTCGGGAGTGATAACCACTCCTCGTGATTCCAGCATCTTGGTAGCCGAGGCCATCTGTGCTTTCTTGGCCTGGAATTCTTTGCGTAGCCGGTTCTCCGCTTTGCCCGTAAGCGATTGCGCCCGCTGTACCGCGGATTCTACCGCGTCTTTGATTAGCGCATCTGCTTCCTGGCGTGTGAGGAATTGGGGTTGACCATCATTCCCGCCTGTCTGTACAGGCGTCTGCGGGGGCTGGCCGGCTCCCTGGAATGCGGCTCCGTTATTCTGGTCACTCATCTCATACTCTCCATTCTAGCAATATTTTCACCCGTAGTCAATCAGAAGTTATTACGGATGAATTCAATATACTCGGGCAAGGTCATGTCCCTGCCGCTGTCCTTAAGTATATCACGTAGCATCTTCTTTGCCGCGGTGTCAAGTGGCTGCCCTGCATAGTAGTAGCCATACAGTAGGGATATTAGTAAAGCGTCGAACTGTTTGAATTCCTCCGGTGATAGCTGGTCTGTTGGTATCTCTTTTTTGCCGTATGGGTTTGCTACCATGCCGGCTAAACTCTCGGCGCTCATCAGGTATGGAATCATATCGGGATACTGCGTCATGGTCTCCCTGCGCCAATCCCAATACTCCACTAACTCTGGGTGGTCCACAAGATAGGCGTCTCGTGCCGGCTCTGGCCTGGCAAAGTAGTCGGTCTGCGTTTGCATGATGTTAGGATACATCTGATCACGCTCGGCCATATACTGGTAGTAGTACTGCTGTACTTCTGGCCTGGCGTAGTACACCTTATTACTCTCGCCTATGGCAAAGGGTATAACGTCTGGGTGCTGAGCTAAGAACGCGTTGCGCCAGATTTCGTAGGCCTCATACTCCGGGTGCTGATTCCGGTAAACTTCCTGGGCCTTGCCGTCCAGCATGTATAGCTTGTTCTGTACATCGTAGATGCCTGGGAACTGCTGATCTCTTTGTGTCACGTATAACTGGTAGGCCTCGGCTGTCTTTGGATCTGCAAGGCCTTCTCTAAGTAAGGCCGTTACCTGCTGGTTGTCGGGCTGTGTTTCGAGGTTTACGCTGCTTCCGAATGCTCTAGCCCACTGTGTTAGCGTCTCTGTGTTGATACTATCGTAGCTGCGGGTATCGGTGTTCAGGAATGCGTCAGTAAACAGGCTGCCTAGTTTATCGGTCATCTGCTTCTGGGTTAGCTCTGGCGCTTCTCGGTATGCCTTCCACACTTCGGCTATCATAAACTTGCGTAGCCGTTCTTCGGGGTCGCGCATGGCTGCCCTGCGTGCTTCATACTCCGGGTGTGCCTCCCAGAACTTGTTAAGGGCTTCTTCGTCTCCGCCTTCGTACTTGGCTTTCAAAGCTGCATCATACTCTAGCTTAAGTCCGCGCTGTTCTGCCTCGCCTTCTGGGAATAGATCAAAGCCTACTACGCCGCCGCCGAATGTTCCGATGGCTCCCATTTGTGCTACCCTGGCAGCGGCCTGGGTATAGTATGGGCCTGTCCTATCTATCATGGCCTCCTGCGCCTGCTGAGCTGTAATCAATCCTTCCTTTGCCATGTTAGATAACATTCGATCAACCCTGTAATCTTCGTACTTGTCGTACTCTGGCAGGCCTAATGATTGCCGTACGCCGGCTTCGAGGTTAATGCCCTGGCCTTCGTTAGCTCCCATTAATGCGGTTGCGCTTCTCAAAAGGCGGGTGATGGGTAACGGCCCTATGTTCTCGGGAGTTCCGCGTAGATATTGGTAGGCCCAATTGACAGGTAGTGATAGCCCGCTGATGGTGGTAATAAAGTCTACCGGGTTTACTGTCTCGGTATCATAGTCGTTCCTGGCCTGAGCCGTAGCTCTATCCCATAGGTCGCCGGACTGGCTTGTTATGGCCTGCTCTGCGTCTGCATGGTTGATCTCCTCCGCCTCTAACCAGTCTATGATAACCGCCTCTATGCGCTTGTTCTCCATGTTTCGGCGCTCGTACTCCCTGGCCCATGGTGCTAATAGCTGGTCGAATTGGAATAGCTGCTTCATAGGGTCGATATAGATAGCGTCTCCCATCCAATCGGGTAGGAATGGCATCGGTATCCTGATCTTATTCTTAAGCCGGGTCGGGTATCCTTCTACTTCGTTCTCGCTCTGCAGCCGCCTGATACGGGCGTAGTTAGACAACCAGGATGGTTTATCGATTACCCTGGCCGCCCATTGTAGTGCTGATCTTGTATACCAGAATTGGTAGGGGAGCATGGCTGTGATAAAGGAATCAAGGCCGGTGCGCTGCTGATAGTTGAGTAGTGCCGCGTCCCTGCGGTTCTCTCCCCACTTCACGCTGGCTAGTTTCGTGTCTCCCATTTGACCATACACCTTACCCATGTACTTGCGTAGGTCGGTGACTGTGCTTGGGTCTAACTTAGTCTTGATGTCTCCTATCCTGCTGACAGTAGCATTTGCCGGGTCCGTCCAGTAGTCTGCCATGCCGTTTATGATTGGCCGGTAGCTCTCTAATCCTTCGGCCTGCATCTCGTCTATGGGCGCGGCCTGATTTACTTTGTCTACCTCGCCTAGCTCTGCTAATACTGCCTTGGGTTCATCGTTGGTTACGGTAAACTGCCGGCCGTCCTCGTGCTGGTAGGTGTCGCCGTCCAGGTCGTTAAGCTCCTGGGTGAAATTGTCTATGTGTTCCTGGGCGTTGCCGCGTATTCCCCTGTTCTCGTAGGTGTCTGGTGTTTCTTCCAGTATCTTCTTGTACTTCTCTATCTCGGTGCGTAGCCAATCTGGGGGGTTCTGGAATAGCGTTGCCTGCTGTGGTACTTTCTTTACCCGGCCTGTGTCGGTATAAATGTTGTACTGGTAGGTATCCGGCTCTCCTGCTAACAGGCGCTCGTATACACCGCGCATCTTCGGGCTTATATCCTCAAGCGGTGCGCCGCGTAGCCTGGCGTAGATGTTTCCTAACCATGTCTTGAACTTCGCAAACACTTCTACAAGGCCTGGGGTTGGTGCTTGTCCGTCTCTTAGATATTGCTCAAAGCCTCGGGCAAACTTCTCCTCTGCGGCTACTGTCCAGGTGTTATCTACTGCGCCGGCCCATTCTGCTGCGATTACGTTATCTTCTGCGGTGAGGTCGCGCCTGAATATATGGCCTAACTCGTGAACAACGCTGGATAGGTCGGGCTGCTTCAATGCGTAGATGATTGCCCTGCCGTCGTCAAGGAATTGTACTGCTGCCTTGGCCGAGTCTGATTGCCTGGATTGGAATAGCGTAGTAAGGTCAGCCGCTGCCCTCTCGCCTGTGTGGTACTGGCTGATCTGGGTTAGCGCCTGCTTCACCTGCCGCCGGCCCTTTGGCTCCATGTGCATTACATAATCGCCGTTATCTTTGTTGTGTACGTCAATCCAGGGTTCGTCAAAGTAGTCTACCATTATGCGTATCTGCTCTGATGATAGCGGGCCTCTGACATCGATCGTGCCGGCTCTCTGGTCTATCCTTACCGCGCCTGTCTCCTGGGTAAAGTATTGAATAGGGCCATTGTAATCATCACCTATACGCGCCCTTACATCCTCGGGCAATAAATCCCACACGTCCCTATGGTCTACGTTGCGGTTGTCTCTTAGATAATCCTGGCCTTCTGGTACGTACTTGTCGTCTACCTTTTTGTAGCCCTGTGCTTCGTTCCTGCCTGACATGTCAAGTAGCTTACCATCTGGCATTATGTAGCCGGCTTCACGGATGTTGTATGTCTCGCCGTACTTCTGGAATGCTGCCTTGGCTAGCGGGCTGTCTGTGAATTTCTGAAGTAGAGTAGCGTCACTCGCGAACGCTCCACCTGGCATTTCGTCTGCTGCGGTTATGTCTGCCGTGTGCGCCTGATACCAGTCATTAGCCGGCCTTCCTGTTTGCTTTGCCCATACGCTGGCCCTGGCATCCGTGATTTTCAATACTGCATCGGCCTGGGCGTCTACGTCAAAGGTCCCAGCTAGTACTGTGTCCTGGCCTGCAAGGAATAGCTGAGCAATCAAGCTCCTGAATTCCCTGCGTGTTACTCCTAGTGTGGCTGCTGATAACTCGGCCGGTGTCATGCCTGCAAAGGTTGATTGCCTGGCTGCTTCTGCTGGCCTGAATGTTGATACTGCTGCCGCCTCTGGTGTACCACTGAATAAGGGAAGGTCGGCGTTAGACTCTGCGAACATGTTCGTTTGGCCAGGCTGCCGGCGTTGGAATAGGGTAGTGGGTGGCTCCTCGGGTGGCGCCTGGTCATCCAATTGCTTGGCCGTGGTCATGCCGTTCTCATGGCCCTGTGCTTTCTTTACGTCTGCGTCGTCCGGCCCGAAGTCCCTGCGCTTTATGATTAGGTCTTGTAGATCAAGGATAGGATTGATAACGTCATCGCCTGCGCCGGCTCTGTCCGCGTCAAATATCAGGTTGGTAACGTTTATGATTAGGTTATCGAATGCGTTTTCTAGGCCAGGCTGCGGCTTGGTCGGGTCAATAATCTCTACCAGTTCTACAAAGTCCCTTTCAATTAGTCGCAAGGCGCGCTCGATCTGCGGGCCTTGGTCGAACAGATAACCTATCGCCTTCTTGTATTCTGGCAGCATGCGGATCTGTTCGGTGACGATCTTGATTAGCTGCTCCTGCATGGCATATGGCTTGCCCTGGTATAGCGGCTTACTACCGTTGGCTATGTCGGTCAATGCCTTTGCTACCGCGGCCTTCTTTGTTTTCTCGCCGGCGTATGTATCGGTAACATCATTCCACCATTCCGGGTATGTAGATTTACGGCCGCCTTCTGGTCCCTGGTAGCTTGGCTCTGCCGCTGATACTCTCGTCTGCTCTGAATTGATAATGCCGTTGGCTTCCCTTACCAGGTCCGGCGGTAGGTCTAACCATCGTAGTTCTGTAATGGCTGCGTCGGTTATGTCTGCGAGGTCTAAGGTGCGCTGTACTTCTGCTGATAGCTTGGCCCTGTCATCTGCGGATAGGTGTCGTGCCAGTCCTAATCCGTAGTTGTAATTGGAAGGGTTATCGCTGGCAAGGTTCTCCTGTGCGCGCTGCAGGTCCGTGATTTCTGGCAAGGGTGCAGGCTTGGCCGTAGCTTCGGCCTCCATTTCTCGCCTTACCGCTTCGATAGCATCAGCCTTACTCATACCGCTGTCCATCTTTTCTTGTACCCTGCCGGCATCTACTCTTACAGGCTCGATCTTTATAACCGGCTCGGCTGCGGCTGCTGCGGCCTTGGCTGCTTCAATGGCTTTATCTCCCTTGCGATATTCAAGGGCCTGGCGTGCTTCATCAGGGGGTATGCTTTCAAGTGAGCTGTATCTCTTGCCTCCGTTTATATCCTTGTGATTTTCCAGGTACTTATTGATGGTGTTTAATAGCCGGCTTCTTCCGCCTACATCGCGCACGTCTACGCCTGCCTCTACTATGCCATACTCCTGGGCTATCTTCCAGGTATCATCCATCCATCTAGCGCGCTCCTGTGCTTCTCTCATCCGCTTTTCTAGCGGGCCTTCTACCTCTGCGCGCCTGGCTTCTACTGCCTGCTTGATAGCGTCCAGGTCTGGTGCTGGTACGGGTGTCTGTCTATCGGTAGGGTACTTGCTGGCTTCATTCCAGATATTGCGTGCGCCCTCGTAGTTCTTGGCTAACATCTCGCCTATGCCTACAAGGTAGTCGGTCTTTAGGAATTCTGTCCAGGCTGCCCGGCGCTCTTTAGGATCTCGCATGTCCTTTAGTGCTGCTCGATGCGCGCGCATATCCCGGCCCATGGTATCTCGAATATCCCTTACGCCTTTACCCCATGTCTCTACTGCCTTGCCTACAATCTGGCCGGCCTGTGCCGTGGCTAGTCTTACCAGGTCCTTATGGAATGCTTCACTAACCCTTACTTCTTCTGATACGTGTTCGCTGTAGGCTATCTCAAGTTCTTCGAGCACTGCGTAGTAGTTGGCCCACCATTCCTTGGAGTTCTTGTATTGAGTGTTGAAGTGCTTATTCCATAGCTCGTCACGCTTGGCGTAGAACTTATTCCAGTTGGTATTGTTATCGGTAAGGTGCTGGACTAAAGCGCCGCCTGTTTGGCTGGACCATCCCACGGCCTTAGCTATACCCTGATACTGCGCCGATCTACGCTGGTACACTCGCTGCCAGCGTTGTTTAGCTAATGCAAGCTGCTGCCGGTAGTATGCCCTGGCCTGCCCGAATTCCATTGTGGCTGCTACCTCGGCTACTTCCTGCATGTGCGCCCAATGATCGTACCAATCCTTGGCATCTGCCTCGGAGAGGTTATCAAATATCTCCATGGCCGCGTATAGCCCTTCTCGTGTCGTGCGGTTATTTGCGTGCTCAATATGGCCGGCTATTCTTTCTACCGATAAGTCGTTAAGGTATCTCTGGATCTGTTCTTCTTGCTGAGCTAACAGATTGCGAATGTCCTCCGGTGTCTTGGCATCGGCTAGCTTGTCTGCGAACTCCTTAGATAGCATACCGGCGTTGTCGAGTGCTTCTGTAACATCGTCCACTGACATCTTTAGCTGGTTGGCTACTATAGGTATGGCTTCCTGGGCTGTCCGCTTCATCATGCCTGACCATAGCGCGGCTTCTATCTCGGCCTTGTTCATGCCGGCCTCAATGGATCCGTAGATTACCGCGGGTAGGTTGGGGTCGATGGCCGACAATCGCTTGACTAATTCAGGATTCATCTTGTCAAAGCCTAGGCCGCGGCGCCATAGCTTACGCCATATCTTTTCTGTGCCGGCCGTGAATGCCTGCTGGCTGGATAGCTTCTCGAATTCCCCTGACAAATGGCTGAATATCTGTAGCCTCTTTGTCTTTTGCGAGAATAGTTCTTTGATGTTTGTTAGCGGGCCTTCTACTCTGCCGGCTGCCTGGATAGGTCCAAAGTCTGCGGTGTCTCCAAGTGCTGCTATGCCTACGCCTGCACGTAGGCGTGGAGGTACGATACCGAATCTATTCCAGAATGTGCCGATCTGCTTTGTCGATCGTAGCCCTAATACTCCTGATGCCGACATAGCTACAACGTTGCTCACTACGTTGGTGAGAAAATAGGTAGGGCTGAACCCTAATACTAATGCGCTCTGGGCCGCCTTTACTGTGTCGGCTAGCCGGCTCCATGTAGGATCAGGCTTGACGTTGAAGAATTGCGCTGCCCATGTTGACATATGGTTGGTGGCGCTTACGTACATGTCGGCTAGGAACGCGTCTGCATCTAGCGGCTGCTTGTCCTCTATGAATGTGCGGGCAAGTTTCGTCAATGTCTGCCCTGTTAGGCTCTTGTCTGCGTAGGCTGCGGTTATAGCCTTGGCCTGGTCGGTGTCCAGTCCTTCTACCTTGGTAACAAGCTGGCGTAGTAGTATGTCTGCCTGGGTCGGGTTGGATAGGCGGGCTAATACCTGGGCCGGCGTGATTGCCAGAACGTTAGCTATGTTTGTAAGCATGATACGATTGCCGGCGTTGGCTTCGTAGCTGGCTAACAAGGTGTCGATCACTGGCAAGTAGTCTTTCAAGGCTATGGGTACGGCTGCTCCTGATACGCTCTCAATACTTGCCATACTCAATTCACTGGCAAGGGTGTGCGGTGTCTGTACCAGCTTATGTACTGTGTCTACCCATGCCTTGGGGTCTTTCGTCTGAACGTCTAATACAAGTGCAAGGTTAGTAGCGGCATTGTTTACAATGGCATCGGCTCTGGCTTTGGGGGTAAGGCTGAACAGGTATGCTAGTGGGTTATTCTTTGCCGGAGCTGTGGCCCATGTTGGATTTCCATCAGGTGTTACGCCTGCTAACCAGCGTGAGAATCCATCCATCTTTGAAACATCGCTGGCGTTTACCTGGGTCTGTAAGAAGTTGGCGTATAACTGTACGCCTTCCATCGGGCCTTTTGATAAATCCATCGCTATGCCAAGTCTGGTGTTTCCGGTTAGACCTGCGTAAAATTGTACGCCTGCACTTGTTATCCCTGGTATGCGGTCAATGGGGTCTAAGAAGAATCCGGTAACGAACTCGCCAGCCTGCCCTGACATGCCATATCTTTGCATGATGTCTGCTATTACTGCGTTGGCATCTTCGCCGCGTACAATCCTTTGGCGTGCTTCGATTAGGGCATCTTCACCGTACTTTCCCTTCTCCTCTACCTGTACTGGCTCGGTGTAGGGCAGTCCTGTCTCTGGGTTCATCTCCCCGAATCGCCATGCGTATCCTGCGGGTGCTGGCTGATCGCCTCCCGCTATAGCAAGAATATTCGTAGGGTCCATCCAGCCTGTGAAGAATACTCTATCGTACAATTCGCCGGCCGCCTTGGTCGCTTCCCAATTACTAAGTACTTCGGTGAGTGTTCCGTATTTCTCCGGGTCCTCGATGGCGTTGCCTAACTGGTGTAGTACGCCTAAGTATCTGAATAGCTCATTACGTGGCGCGTCGAGGCCGTTAAGCCAGCTTGCTACTGTACCTTCTGGGTTGTAGTATCCGTATAGGGCTGCTCCGCCGGCTGCTAATCCGCCTACTGCTGCGCCTATACCAGGCACTAGTGCGCCGCCTATTGCTGCGCCTGTTATCCCAGCCATGCCTATGCCGGGTATTGGACCTGCGAATAGGGCCACTGCTCCCTGCTGCCAGGGCTTAAGCTGGTTGTACTGGTTGTCTGTTAGCCCTGCGTGTGCGGGATTAGGTATATCCTCGGGTGCGCGTGCTACCCATAGCGCATCTTGTTCCCTGAATTGCGGTAATGGCGCGCCCATGGTGGTGGCATACTGTGGGTTCTGTGAGTACTGCTGCTCCCCCGGCCATAGCAAATCATCTGGGGGCGGTTGCATCAGGGCAAGGAATTGCCGGCCCGGGTTGTCAGTAGGCAACGGCTTCCAGGCCCACTCCGGTGCGCCTGCATTGGTCTGCTTGTGCAGCTCGTATGCTGTTTCCAGGTCGTTCATATTCAGCCATTGCGGAGCCTGCCAGTTCTCTGGCATAGCCCTTGCCATGTTACGGTATCGCACTACCCTGATAGGATCTTCCCAGAACCCTTGCCCTGGCTGTGGCTGCTGTGGCCTGGCATAGCCCTGCAATTCTCCCCACGTCTGCCATGGGGATTGCTGTACATACGGGCTGGCAGATGGCGGGCCGCTTGGTCCCGGCTCCCTGTAGAATCCCTGTGACTCCCCCCACACTCGCCATGGGGTTTTGGGTAGGTTGCTATATTGCCTGGGCTTGTACTGGCCTCCGCCTGCGCCTGGGTTGGTCTGTGCCATTTAGATTCTCCACGTTACTCGGTGTGACTGGTGACAGGGAGCATAACGTAAAAAGCAAAATACGCTATAGACTTCTCCATCTCCGTAATGGCTACTGCATAGCGCCGGTCCTTCTCGCTCCGGTCGTTGGGCTTTGCATCCTTCATGGTTTGGAGGGTGCTTAGCATTTGGCTGTAAACTTCTTCTTCAATTAGTGGTGACATGTTAGATTCCTTTCTTGTTGCTATTCTAGGTTTCCGCCGCCGGCCTTGTACACCCACTCGAATGCCTTAGTGAGGCCGGTTACTACCCGTTCTTCGTGGTGTATCTCTCCCTCGCGCATCTCATTCACCAGCACATGGCAAAGCTCATGTAAAACTACCCCCTCTATCTGCTCTCTGCTCATTCCCTTGAACGCCGGTAGGTTTATCGCAATTGTGAACGTTCCATACCGCCAGTCTGCCCAACACTTTGCACATACATCCTTGTTATCAAAAACTTTCTTGATAGACTTCTTGTCGGTATAGTATGAAATCCTACCATCGTGCCACAATAATCCTAGCGGCTTCAACCATTTATCGAATGCCGCCTGAATGATCTTGCGTTTTCTCATGCGTTAGATTCTCCACGTGAGCAATCCATATAACCATTTGGGAATGTCGGGGGTGTAGGTCTGTGGAGTGTAGCCGCCTCCGCCTCCGTATCCACTATATCTTGGGTAGCTGTAGCCGCCTCCACCTGTCTGAGGTTTATAGTTGCGTGCGAATGCTGCCTGATTGGCGGCAAGCTGCGCGCCCTGGTAGGCGTACATCATTTCCAGGTCGTTACCGTAGGCTCCCCACGGTATGTTCCATTGGCTGCCGGCGGCTGCGGCCTGGCCTGATGGGCTGTTCTGGTAGGCATACATCAGCTCTAAGTTGTTGCCGTATGGGGTGGCCGGCGGCTTCTGTCCCTGGTAGTACATGCCCTGGGGGTACGTGCCTGGCATGGTGCTGCTGCCGTAGCGTGGGGCGCCGGTTCTGTTATCTCGCTGCATCCATGCGGCGTACTCTGGCCCCATGGTGGGGACTGGGCCGGCTGCCCTTGGGTTGGTCGGGGGTACGGGGTTGTATCGCTGTGGTACGTCTGCCTGGTTGCGCTCCCTTGCTCGTTGCTGCCAGTCTTTGGTAGCCCATGGCGGTGCCTTCGGTTCTTCTTCTGGCTCATACTGCCGGCCTCCACCTCTGCCTGCTGATCTGCCGGCTGCTCCGCGGTATGCTACTGGCTTCGGCTGCCGTTGCTGCGGCTTGTACGTGGGCCTGCTGCGTCTGTTGGTGGGTTCGTATGCGATTGCCATTATTTTCTTCCTTCCTGTAGCTTAATTACCTTTGCCTCTATTTCGTCATATGCCTGGGGGTTGGCCTGTCTTAGCGCAAGGTGTTGGCCCGGTGTCATCTGCGCCCACTTGATTGAAATCATGGTGTCAACGATCGGACCATACCACTGGCCTAAGAATTCCCTTTGAAACTCTTTGAGCTGTACCTTGGCTGAGAGTATTGCTATCTCTGCGTCTCTAATTGTAAGCGGCATACGTCACACTCCCATGGGTGGGTAAGGCTGCGCGCCCTGGATGGGTTCTCCTGGCATGGCGCCTTGCTGGTTCATAAGTTCCTGGCTGCCCATTGGACCTGCCGGCTGCTCCATACCTGGGGGCATCTGCTCTTGCCCGGGTGGCATCTGTTGACCTTCCATACCTGGCTGCGGTGGTCCACCTGGGCCGGGCTGTGGTGCTTGCTGCTGCTGTGCCTGTGCTAACATCTCCTGCATGAGCATGGCAAACATGGCCTTGGTTGCCTGCTCTATCATAATTTCCTTGTCCATGGTTTCTGATTGCCCAATGCCCATTACGTTTTCACGTATCCACCTTAGACTTGCTACCTGGTCGCGGGTCAATAGGCCGGCTACATTGGCATTCTGTAGCTTGTCTTGCGGTAGTGTTACTTCGAGCAGGGCTGATACTTCCAGGTTATCAGGTATCTCGTTTGCCTTCACGCCTAATACGGGATGGTCGATGCTCTTGTACTTGGCCCACTCGAATGACGTTTGAATGACCTGACCTATTGCGTTAGATGCCATGCGCTGAAACATTACCAGTGGTAGCCGGCCTGCCTGGTTGAGTAGGGCTATCGTCGAGTATGCTGTACTTCCCCCCATTGGCTGGCCTAATGCCTGGCCGTGCATCGTACTCTCTGGTATCTTGTCCTGCGTTACTTGCATCATCTGCATTAGGCTCGGATCAATGGCAGCTTTATTCACAGGTCCGAACTCTTCTCCTGGCCCAAGTGTTACCTTAAACCCTGGTATGTTGTAGTCGATCAACAAATGTTTATCAGGGTTGTTTACTCTCTCGAAGTAGGTAGGGTTAGCTGCGAAGGAGAATACCGCCGTGTTCATCACGGTCAAAGCCAAATTCATGCGCTCCCATAATCCGGCCTTTTCCAGGGTGAATAAGAAGGGCTGGCGCTGGTCCTCTGGCTTCTGAAACATTAGCGAACCTTCACCCAACTGCACTACGATAGGTAAGTATGGATCGTCCCTGTTCTCCTCGATCAATGGCGGGTCAAAGTTCTTTATCCAGGTAATGCGCTTCTCGTAATCCCACCAGTGACATAGCGTTACCTCGGAGCTGTATGCCATGTTAGCCAGGGCCTTGACTGCCGGCTCCCCAAATTCGTCCAGCACTTTGTTGGCCGTAGTGATTACTTCACGGTAGTATCTCGCCAATCCATACGGCCCGAATTCTGGGTAGCCTGTGCGCGGATCCCAAATGTCGTAGGTGAATGGGGTATAGGCTGCTATCTGCTCCATCCTGCGCTTGATCTGCTTCGGTGCGTGACTGTTGAATGCAAGGGTGTCGGCTGTGCAAGTGATAGCTATGTGCATCTCTGAGAATAGTAAGGCGGATAATACCAGGTCATAGTGTACTGGTGCCTGGCGTAGGCGGCCGGCCCTTGTCCATAATGTTTTGGCTGCCGTCTCTAGCTTACTCGAATCATCCTGAATGCCTTCGCCTAGCTGGTCCCTGGGTACGGTAAACTCTGGCTCGGTTGCTACCATCAGCCTGACTGCGCCTAGTAAGGTGTTGCGGGGGTCCGGGCTTTTGGTTATCTTGGCATTGTGTAGTTTCTTCTTTACGTCTGCCTCGTCTGCCCACTCAACAAGGTACATCTGTTCCATTTTGTTGAACATGGTATTGCGTGCGGCGTGCAGGCCTCGTAAGTATTCTGCGTACTCAATTACTCGCTGGTCCATATTATCTCCTAAAAGTGCTTCACCTGCAGCCATGGGTTTTCTTGCTGCTGCTGTTGGTGTACTGCTACCATGATATCTGTGTTGGTTAGTCCGTATTTCAGAGTGTCATATGCGTGGTCATCGGCCTGGCTGTCAACATCTTCGGGGTTGTGCTCGTCTCTTGGCAGCTCTGGTATTGTCTCTGCAAGATAAGTGCAGTTCCTGAATATGAGTAGCCCTGGCTTGCCGTCCGGTAGGTCTGCGAGGAACCTATCTACCTTTCGCTTACCACTGATTCTATCATTGTCTGCCTTGGTAAGGTATACACCTTCTTTCATGTATACATCGGCTGTGCTGGTGACTATATCTTCTTGGCTTTTCTTTGCCCACATCGAAGGATCTGCGTAGGTAAAGCTAATGCTTTCCGATTTCGGTGTAAGGCTCTTGATGGTGCGGGCCTGCTGCGGGTCCGTCATCAGTGTAGCGTGATACTCGCGGTACACATATATCCGGCCGTTGTCTGGGTTCTTGGTCAACCATAAGCAAACGAATGGCGCTGCGTATCCCCAATCTATCGCCCTCCACCTGGGCCAATGATAGGGTATCTCGAATGGATCTATAACGTGGCGCTCGGTGCGGAATGTGGGGAATGCCTGACCTTCGTATACATCTAGGTCGCCTTCTCGCCAGGCTCTGGCTAAGTCTCCGGTAAGCTCACCTAAGAATTCACGGTAGCGGTCATCGATAAACTTGTTGTCGAGGTAAGAAGAAGGGATAAAGCGGGTGGTGGTTTCTGCGCCGGCTCTCCATGGCGTGATGAATGTGCGCTTGATGTAGCTCCAGCCTATTCCGCCTGGGTTGAACGATAGGTATAACCTGGGTATCCATTCGCTGGCCGGCCGGCTTGTGCGTAGGCTGCCGCGTATCATCACTATCTTTTTCTCTGATAGCTGCGTCGCATCCTCGATCGCTATGCCGTCATACTCGATCCCTATGTACTTGTCGATGTCGCCCGGGTCCTTGTATCCACCGATTAGAATGCGACTGTTGCTTGGAAAGTCTACCGTGTCTGTGCTTTCTGCGTAGGTGTGGGGTGTGTACATCAGCAGCTTTCGGATTATGTCTGACATAGACTCGGCCGCGCCTAACTTGATCTTGCGTAGGAATAGCCACTTCAATCCTGGTACGCGCTGGCAGTCGTCTATTGCTACCTGTGCCATTACTGCATGGGATTTGCCTCCGCCTCTCGATCCCCCTAACGCTATCATCGCCGGGCCGCCTGGCATATCTGATTGCCTGGCTAGCGCGTGAAATGGGAGCTGGCTTGGCTGTGATACGTAGCCGCGGCCGATAAAGTTTTCGAGCTGGCCGCGTGGTAGGCCGGCTGCTGCCGCTGCTCTTACGTAGTTTTCAAGGGACCTGGGGTTAAGCTCCTGGGTCTGTACTAGCCTGCTCTCCATACACCTTATCCAGTACTTCTTTCATGGGGTTAATGTTAATGGTTAGCTCGCCTTCGTTCTTGATCTTGGTTACGCGGTCGCCTACTTCCTTGGCTATGTCGTCAAGGATACCTCGGTACTGGGTAACCTCGCCGGCGTTGAACTCCTGATACTCTACTACCTGAGCACTAAAGCCGCTGCCTATACTCTTGATCTGGTCTGTCCATAGCAGCTCGTCTGCGAAGTCAAGCTCCATCATTTCTGCCAGCGCTTTTAGCTTGGCGACTCGGTTCTCCTTCAGTGCAAGGCCGGTGGTTAGTGCGTTCTTCTCGTCCTCTGCCAGGATATTCTTAATGTCAATGCGGCGCGTCTTTCTATACCAGTCTACTTGCTGCCATGTTACTTTGAACGGCTCGATAAACTCCGCTGCCCTGGCGTTTATCTCGTCAGTCTTGAGGCCTTCGCTTACCCATTCTAATAACTTTCGGCGCTGCTTCTTTCTTAGTCGCATCCTCTAATTCCATCCTGTTTTTCTGTGCTATGACCTTGGCTTTTGCCGTGGCTTCCAGGGTTATACTCATGCGCCGGCATTCCATAAGCATGGCCGCCTCTGGTATCTGATCTTCGGTCAGGTGTATGGTCACTTCGATCGTGTTATCTACCAGGGTCTTGATACGCCACACTTCAAAGTGTAGTTTGATGGTAGCCGGCGCATTGTCGGTCACGCCTTCTCGATCCAATGCCAGGTTCCGGGGGTTGGTTCTTCGGAATAGACTACGCTAGTCATCCACTGCCCAAGTGCGTCACTGTCACAGAAAACTTGCAGGTTGCAACATCCGTTTTCGGGCGGGTCCTGGATATTACCGGGACCAGTAACGCGCCACACTTTTACGACGATAGCCGGGCGGCACTCGCCGCTTTCCAAAACAAAATGCACAATTCGTCCTTCAGTTAGTTCGTCCATTCTATTACTCCTTATTGTCGGTCACGGTTTGATTAGTCCTAAGAACTGGCCTACTAACCAGATAAGTAGCGCGCACCCGATGATCCCATAGAACCATGATTGTAGTTTGTTGGACCAACGAAGCTGCTCTACCTGAACTGAGAGTAGCTTAAGTTCTTTTGCCAGATCGGATATATCCTTCTCCTGGGCTTCGATGTCCTTTTCCTGGGCATCTATTCGTGTGTGTGCAGCGGTGGTCTTGGCGTCCAATATTGCGTGTGCTTTAGTGTATTCTAGTTGGAAGTCGGCCGTGGTCTTTGATAGGTCTGCCTGGTTGTGTTCAATACTTGTCACTCGTACTAGTACTGCATCTACACGGTCTAGGATTACTGCATTTGTGACCATTGCTGCCGGTAGTTTCTGCGGCGGGTTCATCGCGGATTGTAGGGCGCAAGTATCGCCTTCACTGCATTATCAAGGCTTGACCACAACTTATAGGCGCTTCTTTGTCGTGCATCGTGTGCCGCCCAATAACCCAGCCCCTTTGTGCTTGATGCCAATCGGCGGCTAATTGCGGCTTGCTGTTCGTGCCCCGTCATAGATCGTAATGACTTTGACATATAAGCTCCTATCGCGGGGCATTACTTTGCTCGGCTGCGTTTACTTCAGCCACGGCCTCAGCCACACCAGCGGCCGTAATGGTCTTTACGGAAACCTTTGACACAATTTCCTTTCCGGTATCGTATACGCCGGTGGCAATCAACCCTGTCATTAGACCGACCACCCCAATACCAAACCATTCTGCGGCGGACATCGGAGCTGTCTGGAAGTACATGGTGGCACCACCAAACACCAATCCCGACAACAAACTGGTTACCAACTGCCAACGTCCCTTGACACCCAAGCGCCCAAAGTAGGTGACAAGACCCAGCACCAGGGGGAGTATTGCTCCCACCGTATTAAGTCCTGCCTTTAGAAAAGCTGAGATCTCAAACGCGTTCATGCGTTCCCTCCGTAAATAGGTTGATTAGATATACACTATCATCATAATTCTTTTCAAGTGTAAAGTCAAATCAAAAAAGATACCGGCGTAGATGTCTATACCGGTATCTTAGGTGGTGCGGGTTGGTGCTATGGCATGATTGGCTTATTATCTGGGTGACAATCTACACACATGGTAGACAGGTTCCTTGCCGAATCAATTCCACCATCTTCTTTATGGTGTATGTGGTGGGCCACAAGCTTTCCCTTTCCGAATCTCTTGTTACACACGGAGCAAGTATAGTCGTCTCGCTGGAATACATAATCTCGAAGTTCCTCCCAGTACGGTGGGTAGATTCCCTTATCCCATCCCCACCACCAGCCCAATAGATTAAAGTCCTTTACCTTACTGAGACAATGCGGGCATGTGCCTCCGCTGGCCTGGGGTCTACCCGCCGTGCGCCTTGGAGCTTCATACCGCTTGGGCGAGTCAACAAATAAATTCACCGTCTTATCTACCGGCAGGTCCGGTATCTCGTCAATCGGTATAGCGGGATCTTCTTCGATCGCTCGCCGCGCCGGTGTGTTTACATCGTCCGGCCCAATCGTATGCGTTAGCAGCATCCCGAATGCCATGCCCTTCTGGGATCGCACTACGATCGGGCTGCAATCATACTCGGGTGGGGCATTTGGCTTCACCACGATAACGGTTGCGTCGTGTCCGGTCTTTGTTTTATAGCAGGCCTTGGCATCTTCGATATGCTTGGCCGCTGGCCCTTCTGGAATGTATCCTAGATACAAGATTGACATCCTTCCTCCTGATTATCTGCTTGTAATTATACCTAATTACATTGGGATAATCAAGGCTAATTAGATTTTCTGGACAGTCAGGAATAGAGTGACATTGATTAGGCTTCCTGCTTTGCTGCGCCTTTCCTGTGGGCTTCTGCAAGCCTCGTGGTGGCGCTTTACACCTTCTTCCTCCATGGTATCTTACACAAGATTCCGTAATCTCTCCACTTCGTAAGCCAAGTGTAGTACATCCTCTAGTCTTGCCGGACGGTGCGCCCTGATCTCTTCCAGGTTTATCGTCATCGCGCCTTCGCCCTCTTCTGGCTTGGCATGACAGGCGGCCTTGATTTCTACGATGAGTTCAGATAGATCATATCGACGATCATAGATAATGCGGTGAGTGCACCTGCCGGGACCAACAGGTTCGATAGAGATAACGCCCTCTACTTCCCTGAGCCTCCCGTATAAGTTCTCGTTCTGGTCGGCGTACAATATTATCCTATCCTCTGCTCCATTTGAAACATCCGAAACTACAACTACGTCGAGCAATCTCTTAGCCATCTTTCCATTCCCTTTCTTTAATGTTGTTCTTCTCTTTATCTTTGCGCGCCCAATTGTCCAGGCATCGGAGCGAACAAAAATCATAGGTGTGTGATGTTACGCCTGCTAACACATTGTCGTTAGGTCCAATGGTTAGGTGAAATGCTACATGTCCTTCAATTTCCCTAAGGCAAGCATCGCATATCAATAAGTTCTTTCTCATGTTTACGCCTTCTTCCTCCACGGTTCTGGTCTGGGCGGGGCAGCTACCTTATCCTTTGGGTCTGGGTGTTGCTGCGCCCACGCTTCCAGGCATTTGACGGAGCAAAAGTCAAATGAATAAAACGGCATCCGTACGCCAGGGTTGGGCGCTTTGGTAAGGCGATACTTGCTGGGCTGTTCGGTGATGTCCTTTTTGCATTGGTCGCATAACATAAGATGTTTTTCCATGGCTAAAATCTCCAATTGCGTAGAGTCTCTGGGTGAGGGTAGTAGCCTTCTTCTGGTGGGGGCGGCTTGCGTACTCCCGGCGGTATTCTTACTACTCCGCCTGGCTGTGTCCAGTCTACGTCTGGTGTTAGCGACATGATTAGCTTCGGCATGTCATCCTCGCCTGGGCCTCCACACATAGGGCAAGAGAGTACATTACCTTCTGGTATGTAGCTCGTCTTACACCATGGGCAAGGGTAGTAGGGGGTAAGGCGCTCCCATTGTGGCTCCGGGTACGGCCTGATTATGATTGGTTGCGGGTCTTTCCAGCTAGTGTATTGCTGCATGATCTACCTCTTTCCTTGGCGTGTCTCGCCTTTCATGTGCTCAGGGCTAACCCACGTGCCCGAGGATCGTGTAGCTTCGTTCTCAGCTTCCTTTGGGTCTTTGCCCTGCTTGATTAACTTAGTGTATACCTGCTTCCAGGTGCGGCGTCTTGATTTGTTTTTACTCATGGTCCTGGTCCTCCTTGTACTGCTGCATGAATGGGTGATCAGGCCAAGTGATTGCGGCCATGTCCATCAGCTTCATCGCGAATTCTAGTAAATGTTCTGGGGATACAAAGCGTATGCCCAAAGTTTTGTTGTTGGCAACCTGGAAGATGGCTACAATATGGGTCTTGTGCGCCTCGAATTTTACTGGTACGTCTTCTACTTCGAGTACTATCCTGGGTGTGTCGCTCATAGTCCTAGCTCCATCTGCGTTTCTAAGTGAAAGTGTTTAGGGAAGCAAGTGGCACATAGCTTATCTTTCTTTCCGATCTTTCCTAATGGCCTGTGCTCTGGCCTATCCCAATTAACTATATGACAAAACGTTAGCTTGCCTGAGGTACTACCGGATGATACGACATGCCATACGCCTTTAGTCGCTCCCTCACGTATGCACAAAGTATCATCCGGTAGTGTGAAGTACATGGCTACTTGTATAATGCGCCAATCAAACGGGTTAGCAGGCTTATGATTGCCTGTAGCCCTTCGATGATTTTGAAAATAAACCAGGCCCACATGTTTGCCTACTTCCTGGTGCGGATCTGCGCTGATGGTTCGCCTACGGTGCGGGCGCCGGCGAGCTGCGGGATCAACTCCATCATGCCGGCTAACTTTTCCGAATTCCACTTAACAGGCGGAGCAAAGAACACACACATAAGCCGGCTGCCGTGAATGGTATGCCCTGCTGCTACCGTGGCCGGCTTGATCTTGGCTTCCAGCTCTGCTACCTGGGACGCTAAGTCCTCTAGCCCTGGGGCGTACGCGCTCTCGATTTCTTCCAGCTTTTGGAGAACTTCATCGGGCAAAGCTGCTGCCTTCTCCGCTTCCTTGCGGGTAACGGTGTCGGCTATGGCCTGGCGGAGGTCTGCCAGAATTTCTAACTTGATTTCGATCTCATCTGTAGTCATTGTCAATTGTCCTTTCGTGAATTGGTTTGATATGCTCTATCAGTATATATAACTTTCGCCTGTATGTCAAGTGCTATACAAAGCATACACCTGACTGGCAGTAATACTCCTCGTCATCGGGTAGGTCTAACATCATCTGATCGCCTATTACGTCTAACGGGACCATGTAGCGGTGCATATACATTGTGTCTCGGCCTATGTTCTTGCGCTTCTCGTTTACCTTCTTCTCTATGTAAACTGCATCGGCGTATAGGTCCGGGTGTTCTGCTCGGAGCCTTGCCCAATGTGCGGGGCTATGAAATGGGCAAAAGAAACAGGAGCTTTTAGGTGGTATAGGTAGGCCCGCATCTTTGATAATTTGAATGCAATCCCTTCTCGTTAGGCGTAGGTCTATAAGGGGATAGGATAACTTCTGGACCATACCGGGCTTGTCTGTTTTCATGCGGTGAAACTCGTCCAGGCTGAATCCAATACCAACAAGCGCGGGGGATTGCTTGGTAAACCCCCAGGTACGACGCAGATAGGTTTGGATGCGCTCAGACTTCCAGCGCAGTGTACATTTACGGTTACCTGGTGCTCCACTTGCGAGGTACATCGGTATAGGTATGTCCCGGTTGTCGCCTACCACCTGTTGTCTAATCGTCTTCTTGCGTCGCACTTCAACAAACTCAATTCCATGCGCCGCAGCGTAGGGCTTGGCTATGTTCTCTACATAGGTGAGGGTATCCGGGTTCTCGCTATCCTCGCCAACATTCGAGAATATAAATAGCCTGCAATCTATCTCGCCCTCGGCAGCTAACACCAGCGCGCCGTTGCTTTGTACTCCGCCTCCATAACTGAATGCGTCTAGTACGGGTATCATCCTTTTGGCTTCCTGAGTATTAGCATGAAGATAATCATAACGATGCACCCAATAAAGCCGATGAATATTGCCGGCGCTCCCTTTTGAAGGTCGCCCTGGGTAAGGCCAAACAGTATCGAGCATAGGAATAGCAGAACGAATAAGAGTATTACCAGGCATGTGAATAGGGGTAGTCCGTTCATGTCTTTAGTCCTTTCATAATAGGGTTATCTGTAGTTCCTTGGTACGTTCTTTACTCTGCTGAATGTAGTCTAGTGATAGTTCGCCTCCTATTGCGCGCCGGCCCTGCTCTATTGCTACCATGGCTGTAGTGCCCGATCCTGAGAAGGGATCGAACACGATACAGGGAATGGTGGTATCTATCCCACACTGGCAGGCCGGCCGCCAGCCTGTGGTGTTTGTTCGTGTAGATCCCCTGCTTGTGCCTTGCAAACGGCTGCTATCGTCCATTGGCTTTTGTCCATTGCCGCCGCGGATTAGTGCGGTTTCGCTTACTCCTTGTTGCGGGATGAATTCTGTCTTTACTACCCTAACCCATGGCTTACCACACTTAGGGCAAGCTCCCTTTGCGCTGGTCCCTGCGAGGATACAGCGTTCGACTAACTTAGGCGGGTAAGTTGCGAAGTGGGCACCTTTAAAATTGGCAGGGGTTATGGTCCACACAGTTCGGATGTTACGGGTTCCATCTGGTCCGCCTAAATTCGTTCCGCCATTACTCGCACTACCTGGATAATCTCTGTCGCGCCGGTGTCCATTGTTATTGTTTCGGCTGTCACCTATCGTGCTTTCTGCCTTAACTTCTTTCACCGCTTCTTGATCCCAGTAGTACCGCTGCGACTTCGCCAGTAGGAACACATACTCATGCGCCCTTGTCGGCCTGTCGGTCACGCTCTCAGGCATGGGGTTGGGCTTGTGCCAGATAATATCTGACCTCACCCACCACCCGTCCGCCTGTAGCGCCAGGGCTACGCGCTCTGGTATTAGGCATAGGTCTTTGTCTTTCAAGTTCCCCGGTCGTCGATCGATGCGGTTATCTCTGCTGCCGTTGCCTATAATATTGCGTCTACCGCTGGCCCATGAGCTTGCATAACTATCCCCGAGGTTCAGGAAAATCGTGCCGTCCCTTCTTAGCACGCGCCATAGTTCTCTAAACACCTGGCGCATGTGGCATACATAACATTCCTGGCAGCTCTCGCCTGTTGCCCAACCTAAGCAATCGTGAAGGGGTTCGCTGCCTAGCTCCGCGTGTTTGTTCTCCCCTGTGTTGTATGATCTTAAATTCCAATACGGCGGGCTTGTCATAATACATTGAATGCTTTCGCTAGCCAGTGGAATGTGTAAGGCGTTTCCCTGATAGATGAGTTTCATATCTGTACTCCACACGTCGCGCATATCGTTGCGAGGCGTTTGAATATTCTTGGTGTATGGATATGGCAAGGCTCCTGCTTGGCTACTGTGTTAGCTCCGTATGCCTGGACCTGCTCTAATGCCTGTTGGTAGTCCTCGTGATGTCTGGCTAACCAGATTTCGATAGCGCAGTCGTAGGTGATTCGGTAGGAACCCATGTCATTGGGTGCCTCGGTGCGCGCTTCGATCTTGTATTTATACAGGGCCGCCGGCCGGATTGCCATGCTCTTGCTCCCTTTTTTTGTAGTTCATACACACCTCTTTCAATGCCCATATTCGCATGGCTCCTAATCGTGCAAGATTAAATCTCTGCTCGTCGGTCATAGGCTTGGCCTGCAATAGCTTTGGTTTTCTTACCTGTTCTATTCCACAAAATTTCCTACTGTATTCCGGCTCGCTGATAATAAATATACCTGCGAATTCTGGAATGTGCGATATCGATCCTTCTAGCTTTTTCGGTATCGCGTACCAGAATTTTCTAACCTTTGATATTCCTCCCCACTTCCATTTTTGCTTGTCTTTGTCCCTGATCAGGTCTGATTTAGATACCTTGATTTCAACCTCATAAAGATACCTTCCCTTCACCGGCATTACAGCAATATCGCATTCGTAGGGAAGCATTCCCCATGACAGATTAGGTACAATCACGTGCGAACGTATACCAAACCAGCGAGCTACAGCTATCTCAATATCCTGTGCGGTTATTTCCATGGCGCTCCTCCTGCTGCTCAATTATCCAGGCGGCTAGGTCTGCGCCTGTTACCGGTGGGTTTATCTCGACGCAAGCCACAAGGGTAATTGCATGATTGCGGGCCATTGATGTATCACGCGGGTTCATCATAGCAATCGTCCTGGCGTATCGCTTAATCCTGCGGTTGATCCGCTTATAGTTCCGCGGTTTCAGTTTCATGACGCTCCTCCTTTTCGTAATGCTCTGCTCTGTCCTGCATCCTTGCTGCTGCAGCAGTCATCCCTAACTCGCTGAATGCTGCTGCCGCTGCCTGGTATAACTGCTGCTGTCTGGTCTGCTCGGCTAATGTGCGTAGATTACAGGCGGTATCGTAGGTCATTTGTCGCCGTCCTTTTTTGCCGGACACCAATTCGGCGTGTGGTCCCCGTTTGGTAAATTACCATCGAAACTTATCATTTCATCAAGCCTGGGGTGGCTGCAAGTACTCTGATATAACGGGTCCTTTCCTGACTTTATCATTTCCCGCCAAAAGAATTTACACCCAAAACATGATAAATAACTATGTGCTGGTATTACTTTTATGGTTGGGCCTATTATGTCGGTCATTGGTTGTCTCTCCTGATCGTTATAATTCTTCCGTCGTGCAGAATGATTTCGCCGTCTCCTTCGCCATGCCCACAACAACAATTAGCGGTGTAAATTCCTGCGTCATTCAGCGCCTTGACAATTGGGGCAATACAAGCATCGATCGGTTTATAGTCCCATCGGAACTGTCCCGTATGGGATAGCGCCGCCGGAATAGGCACATATAAAACTACATCATCGCCGTGTTTACACATACTGGTCACCGTCCTTTCGTAATGCGCGGCGGGCTATACAGCCACATTCGTACCAGTCAGACAATTCGACTAGTGCCGCTTTCATTGTTGCGTTCTCCGCTTCCAGTTCTCGTGCGTAGCGGGTGAGGGCTGGCACGTCGGTTCTGGCGGCTGCGATGAAGGCGGCGTTGTTTCTGCGATTCTTACGAATAGGGTCTGGCGAGCGGTTGTCGATCAACGGCGTCATCATCACAAACGGATTCCCGTCTTTTTCTACATAGTACCAATCCGGGTTGCCGTCCGAGTATGTCCACTCTCCCGGCGTGGCTGCGTTCGCCCGCGCTTCGATGGCGGATAAGTCAAGTTTCGGTTTCATTTCCTCATTCCCTCCGCTAACCTATTGATGGTATTCCTCGTAGCCTCCACATATTTTTGTACGGGTTCCGGCTGAGCCTGCCGCTCGGTCTCGCGCCTTACTTCTGTTTCATAGGCTCGGATGAAATGCGCCCTGTCTGCCTCTGGGTTGTCGCCTGGGAAGTGGTCAGGCCAGCCGAATTGCCGTGCCACGCGCTCTACCAACGGGTGAATGTCCAGGCGTGACAGTTCCTGTCTACACTCGTGACAGTCGAAGCGATGGAGCTGATACATCTTTAGCGTGCGATTGTATTCGGCGCCGTTGTCTTGCGCCTTAAACACATCTTCATAAAGTGCTACTCCACCAGGGCAAAGCACGTCTCGCACAAGGCGAGGTTGGTTGATCTGTCCCCACGCTTCGGCCGCCGATGGTAGCCCGGATGCCTGAGCACGTAAGCGCATTACCGCGCCGATGACTTCACCTACCGATGGGGCAAAGGCGCGGTTTTGTTCTGTCATGCAAGCCATGGCCGCTGCCTTAAGTTCGTCGGCATCAATGTGTCCTAGTGCCTCGTGCCATACTTCGGCGGCGGAGGCTATATCCGAAGGGTCATAGTTCGGGAACGCCGCCTTGAACTTCGATAGGATCACTGCAATATCTTTAGGGGTTGACATCCTGCGACTCCTTTTCTTCCGCCCATTTTCTTAGGGCTTCCATATCTTCTTGTAATGTTTTCTTGCCGTTGCTTCTGGCGGGGCTTGGTGGTCTCTCACGCTTCCCCTTTGCCATGATTACCGCGTTCTGTATTGACCATGGGCCGGATATGTTGTATCCCCTGTCCCGAAGTTCGGTAACCGCGGTGGTCACATCTTCTGGTGTGGCTCCTGTCTTTTTGATTGCGTCTAATGCTCTTGCCCACTTGTCCAGGCTGTGAGGAATAATGGAGCTGGCTTGTACGAATGCGGTGCTAAGTAAATTTTCTTGAAATGCGGTAGATTCAGAGTCAGAGTCAGAGTTAGATACAGATACAGAGTCAGAATAGAGTAGAGGTAGAGGAGAGTCAAACGTTACTTCTTCTGCATCTGCGTTACACTGCGTTTCATTGCGTTTCATATCCCGCCAATCCCTTACACGTTCGGTGCTGTTGTCCTCTCGCTTCGGTTGGCGTTTCTCCCAATTGGTAAACTTTCCCTCGGCAATAATACCCTTGTCGCTCATTGCCTGAATGATGGCTATAACTTCGCCTTCTGGAAAGCCCGAATAAATTGCGTAGACTTCGGTATCAAAGCCAATGACTGTACCGCGCTCTTTGTGCTGGCTCGCGTAATCCATCAGCGCCCATGCTACCGCCGATACCTCTCCCACTTTTACACCAGCGCGGGCGGCCACTACTGGCCACTTGTGGTCAGTAGGCGCGTCATGCCATGATCGCCACCATTGAAAAGAACTCATGTTGTTTGTCCTTATAGCAAACCGCCGCTTATTTCCCGGTAGGCACTTGCTGAGGGTGCAGGAAACAAACGGCGATTCGCTGCCTACCTTATACCCTCAGCTTAATTATTATAACATATTTACTTTGTAGCCGCGCCCTTTACCTTAAACTCAGGCGGTATGTGTACCTCGATCAGGTTGTACTTGTGGTCGAGTATCCAGCGGAGCATGTCATAATACTCGCGGGTGTTCAGCTCGTCGGGTACGGTTAGCTCAGCCTGGCGGTCGTTGTCAAGGGGAATGTATAGGGTGGTCATGCGTCGTCGCCCTTTAGGAACTCGTCCATTATTTCTTCATGCGTTAGCATATGGCCGTACATCTTGATGCCAGTAACCTTGCCAGAGAATGTATCAAAGTCGTGCGGGTCGCTTTCGCCTGATAGCGCGCACGATCTAAGGTACGATGCGTACTGATATAGCCGTCCGTTCTCCGCTTCCAGCTCCGCTACCCTTGCCACCAGCGCGTCGTTGTTGTCCAGGATATCATTGCGCACGGCGAATACCTTGTCCAGGTCTTCGCCACGAACAATGTATGATATTTTGTGAATCAGTTCGTCGCGGGTCATTGGTCACCTTCGTATCCCCAGTCATATTCTGACTCTGGCATGTCAGGGTCTGGGGCGTCTGACAACCAGTCATCGTATGCTTGTTCTTGCGTGGTCTGACATCCGCAGTACGGACATTGGCTATTGTGTTCCTTGTCATATCCACGCTGACACTCGTAACAATGCACGGTTCTCATCGTCATCACTCCTTTACTTTGGTTGTGCATCACACCCAGCCACTATCCACCCACCCACCGCCAGCACGCACGCCAGGAACACCGCCGCACACAGGCTAGCGGCTGTGGTTTATTCGTCGTCTGTACCGTAGTTAGCAAGCTCGTTTTCCAGGGCTTCAATGCGCTCCTTGTTTACCTGGTCCATGGTCTTGTAGTACTCGATCACCTTGGTCATGTCGTCAAGCTGCTTGCTGGCCTCGGCAAGTAAGCGATTGGACCGGGCAACATTCTCGGTGGATTCTTTTACCTGAGCCGTGGCCTTCACGTTGAATTCTCGCAGTTCCTTTATAGTTGTCGATGCTTCGGCGAGGTAGGACTGCCTGCTTGCAATCATGCGCTTGGCTTCTTCAAGGCGGAGCTGTAAGTCAGCTATAACGCTTTCCTTCTGGCGCATCAGTTTAAAAAGGTATCCGATCTGGTTTGGTTGCATATCGGCCGGCGTTGGATCCCATTTCATTTGATAAAGTTCCTCGAGTGCCTTTTCTGTGGCGCGCCGTTTCTCGTCGATCTTGCTGTACTCGTCCATCTTAATGTTCGGGTTCGTCGCCCATTCCGGTTTGAAGTGTAGGTTGAAGTACTCCGGGTTGAGATGCTTTAAAATCCTGTCATCTTTGTCAAGCCTGGCCTGTATGTACCTCATAGCGTCATCCCTGTGGCCGTAATCGAACGGCCCTTTCTGCATCTGCGGAGGCTCCGGCTTGGGGCCTGGCGTGGTCTTGTACCTATGCCCTGCTATAAGCACTATGGTTCCGTCAGGTAGGTTGTCGTTTACGATGATAGGTAGGCCGGCGTATGTGTCTACTACTGCGCCTGGGTCTTTGATAGTAAACATCGGCCAAGGGGGCTTGTTGAGATTTTCAATCGCGGCCTTTAGTTCTTCGTCTGTGCGCGGGCTGAGGAATAAGCGGGGATCTAAGGTATGGATATGAAACTTGTACCGATCTTCTTCCTTCGGCTTGTCGGTAGTGGTAAAGCCTTTCAGAAAAGCTACTGACATTTCGCTTTCGATGTGCTTAAGCAATTCGTCTGCTAGCTTCTTCTCATATTCCCTTTCCCTGAGATGATTTCTGAACGCGCTGTAAAGCTCCTGGTTGTAGTGCCGGCGCTGCTCCTTGTTCTCGCCTGCGATTTCTGACATGGCTTCACACGCGCGCTTGGCTGCTATGCGCTTGGCCGTCTGCCAGTCGTGGGTGTCCTTCGGGTGGCGTGTCGCCTTGCCTACTCCCAAAACAGTGTGATTGCTATAGAATACATAGCATAGCGTTACCCTGCCGCCGGCGTAGAAATTGAAAACAAATGTCTGTTTGTCTGGTGGCAGCACTACGGTTGCATTTTCTTTCGGGTAGTGGGCCATGGCTTCACCTGGGTTATTCGGGTCTGGTTGTGCGATCATCTGTACGGTTCCTTTTCTGGGTGACATTTCAGGCATACACCCTTGCCATTGTGTGAATGGATATGCTTGGTAATATTCTCGCATACCCGGCAATAGCTGTCATAGAGGTCGCCGGGTATGCGTACTGGTGTTGGAGGTAGGAAGCTGCTACTTCTCACCGATGGCAGCCAGGGCTTTCTTAAAGTCTCCGCCGGCTTCCTCTAATGCTGCTCGGCCCTGCTCTGGTGTCTTGCCTGTTGAGTAGACCGCGCTCCAATAGGCTGTGCTACTGGCCGTGGGCTTCTCAAACATGTTAGCCTGGATCTGCTGCGCCTTGGCCTGCGGCGCTGGCTCCGGGGCGGGCGTATGCTCTGGCTCGGGTGGCAACTCGTCTCTGTACTCACCTTCCTGCGGTTCTTCGCTGCGATCGTCGGCGCTGTCATCCTCGTCTGGGTCTGTCTCGATTGCTACATCAGGAGCAGTATCGTTACCGTTTGGCAGGGCTTTGATTTCTACGCCTGGCGGTAGCGCCGGCATAGCTGTATTCCCCATAGATAGCATGGCCCTGCCTACCCATTCTGGATCAGCTTCGATCGTGATTAGCCACTTCTGCCGGCGCACGCGATTGCCGTCCGCCGTGGGCGTGCTGATCATGAAGGGCCTGCGGGATAGAATCAGGGGTATGCCTGCCAGAATTCCGCCGTTTATTTCTTTGAACGCTGCCAAGTTATCACTGATATTGCCAATATCGTGAATGCTGGTGGTGTGTACGGTGAGGTAGGCTGCCCGCTGCAATTCACGGATGATTACTTTCAGCCGGCCTACGTGCTTGCAGAATACGGGATTGCCTTTGTAGTCAAAGCCGGCCGGCTCTCCTTCTACGTATGGCTCCCCCTTCGTTACCTGTCCGCTTGCAAGGTCCTGGCGGTATAGATATACTTCGCCGTCTGCCCTTGCTACCATCCTGCCTGCCGTGTAGGCTTCTAAGTAAGGATCCCACATTCTGGAAATGTCGTTGAATGGCAGGATGATCTTGATTCGTACTGGCTGATTGCCATAGAGTAGCGCAAATTTAGATGCCGTTTCCGTCTCGCCGTCTGCGAATTCTACACGGAAGTACTTCAGGTCTGCGCCTGGGCGGTTGGCGTTAGGGTCCTTCTTCGCGCCCTTGCGAATGCTGCCTATCTCTGGGAAGGATAGGCCTCGGTCGGTCAAACCTTTAATCGGTGACATTTGCGGCCTCCTCTAGCATCTCGATCAAGTGTTTGATTTGTGCGTCCCAGGCTGCGTCCCTGGCTGCGTCCCAGGCTGCGGCCCTGGCTGCGTCCCAGGCTGCGGCCCTGGCTGCGGCCCAGGCTGCGTCCCAGGCTGCGTCCCTGGCTGCGTCCCAGGCTGCGTCCCAGGCTGCGGCCCTGGCTGCGTCCCAGGCTGCGGCCCTGGCTGCGTCCCTGGCTGCGTCCCAGGCTGCGGCTAACTCTGTTTCTCCTACATCGCCGTTGGCATAGCGTTCTGCTACATCACAGGCATTGACGCTGCGCGGGTCTGGATTTTCAACTAGCGCGAGTGCTTGCCTTGCGCACCATACCGCGAATAGGCGGTTGGTCCGGTCGTCCAGCCATTGCGTCACTACCCATAGCCGATCCTCCGCGGGGCAGGCTTCGACCTTCAGTACATCGATTGCCGTACCTGTCCAGTCCTCCGGTAGATATTTGGTTGGGTCGTAGCATGGGTCAAGGTCGCGAATGTTTGAAATAGTCTTTGTCTCTAGCGTAGCCATTGTCTTAATCCTTTCGTTAGTATCCTAAGTCTGACATGATTTGTTTGGTCGGTCGCCTGGGTGGCCTTGGCATCTCGCCGGCTTCGTACAATACTTCCAGTACTTCTGAAAGCTCGCCGCCGCTCTCGCCCTTGCGTCCATCGGTATAGGTTCTGGTTACAAAGCCGGCATCTCCACACTGTTGGCATGATACGTCATCGGTATCATGGTCAACCTTATCGCGGGTAAGGTTTCCCCAGCATATTGCACATACGTATTGTTTTACGGTGCGCTCTGCTAAAGGGTAGGGTAGTTTCATCTGCATACCCTGTGGATTAGCGGAGCCGCTGCGGTCGCTGGTACGGCTGTTCCGTTCTCTAATACGTACTGCTTCACTTCTACCCACCTGCATTCTTCTCGCTTGCACGAATTCAGCGGAGCAAGTAAGGCTAACGCAAGGCTGATGATAAGTATAATTTTATGGGTGATCATCGGTTATCGTCCTTGGGCTTATGGTCTTGGCGAATTCTGCCCACTCTTTAGCGGTAAGGTAGCCCTTGCCCTGACATACTGAGCAAGGCCCGCGGTCTCCCTTGCCGGTGGTGTACATATGGTAATCCATCCATCCCGCGCCCTTGCATAGTGGGCAGCCGTGGCGTGTGTAGTCTACGGTTACGCCGTCCATACGTCTGCCCCTCCGAATTCCAGGGCCACTAACATGGCCTGCAAAGCTACTGCCCTGCGGTATCGGCGCGCTATGGCCTGCGGGCTTTTCTTGTGCCAGTCATAGATTTTGTAGGTTCGCATCTCGTCTCCGTTGCGGAATACATCTACCAGTAGTATGCCGTTATGGCAGGTAAGTAAAACGCAGCTTATCCCCTTCCAGTGGCCCTCTACGGCTACATGGTCTGCGTGTGCAAGATACCAGTGTACATGCTCTGTGTTCTCCTGCGTGCCGCTGAGTAAGTCTGTCCAGTACTCGCTATCGCCCTGGCGCTGAAAGCGAACGTTGCCGGCGCTGTCTAACACGCGCTCGGGTATCCAGGTGCGGGGGTTGTGGGTGGTGCGCTTGTGTGCCTGCTGCTCAGCCTCGGCCTGTGGTATACTTGGTTGGGCGGTCATCGCTGCCTATCCTTTCGTGAATGCCGGTCAGGACTTGTCACCCTGGCCGGCGGTTTAATTAAATCAAGCGCCGTTTGCATCTAAGAAGGCGGTAACCAAGTTGCGAATCACTTCGCTTGAACTTGTACTGTTGGCCTTACAATAGTCTGCCAGGCGCTTGCGTAAGTCTACGCCCAAAACTATAAGGGCGCGCTTTGCGAGTAGTCTTGTTTTGTTTTGTCGTTTTGGCATCGCTCTATCTCCTTTCCCCTATAGTATATATAACTATGGGTAGGATGTCAAGCGATTGCTACCGTCTTTGGTATCCCCAAATCTCTAACCAAACGTCCATTAGCCCGGCCCCTGATGCTGCTATCTGGTAGTATATGTTTCCATTCTCGTTACAGGGGATCCACCCAACATCATGCTTTATGTAATCGTCTGTAAAGCCTGTAGCCTTAGAGATATAGGGTCCAACATTCGCCGTGGCTACTGGCGATAATATGAGAAGTGCATTACCGGCAAGGCTGCCGCTATCGTTGATCTTGGTGTAAACATATACCGCTCTTATGTTCTTCGGCGCGCCGAATACGGTGTATAGATCTAACTCGGTCTTGGCTGTGGTGCTGCGTGCGTCTCCATCCCAATCCGTAGATGTGAGGGGGGTAGTCAAATAGTCGGGCGGATATAAGTTAACTACTGGCGTAGCCCGCTGAGCTATACCACCTGCCAGACCAATAAGTTTCTGTCGCTCCTGCGGGCTGATTCTCCCACTGGCTAGCCTGTCCATTAGCCTATAGATAGGGTTGTTCTGATCTGGCATCTATCGCCTTCCTATCAGTCTTAATACTGTGGCCCTGGCTTCTTCGTCTGTCTCGGCGTCGTCTCCCCATATTACCTTGGGTTCCTGGCCGTAGGCATCCTGAACCTTGATTAGCTCTAATAGTTCGGTGTCGTCATTCCTGTGCCAATACTCTCCGTTCACTACAATAGGGATAGGTAGCGGAGTATATAAAACAAAGTCTACCACCAGGCCGCCCTTTACTGATCGGCCGCCCGCCACTGGTACCTGGCTCTCTATCTGATCTGGCGGCCATCCTGCAGCTAACAAGGCTTTATATACCCTTAACTCTAGGTCCGAAAAAGAGTTAGGGTAATAGTCGCTCATACTTCTACCATCTGTATGGTAAGTAGGGTTGCTTCCCTCTGGCTATCTAACCATAGCGGCTGTATGGCCGGCGGCTCTATCAATACACTCTTGTTGTCAAAGTCGTCTGATATGCTGCATAGTGTAAGCGGAGTAATAACCCTGGCCCATGCCTTAAGTTGCGCACTGATTACGCTTACGTCTGTTACAAGGGTGGTGGTGCTGGTGTTGTTTTCATACTCGCCTTGCCGGTTAATGGCGTAGTCGCTGGCTCGGGTCGGGATAATATACTGGTTACTGGCCTCTACCCTAACCAGATATTCAAGATTGAAAGCGTTAAATATATCCGGCGTCTGCTGGTAGTCATGCTCTAGTATAAATATAAATTGGATCTCTCTTGACTCTACGTTAATGTCAATTGATTCAGCGTTGCTATCCATGTAGCCGGCCCATGTCCAATCTGAAAACCTATCTACCATGTGATTCTTTGCTTCGTCGGTTATCAGTTCTGATGTCCGGTAGAATGCCGATATGTGGGACGTATCGGACAGCTTCCCATACATGGTGATGCGCTTCCAGTATTTCTGCAGCGTCTTTTCTCCGCCACTGAATAACCCTGTAATAAGATAGCCGCTCATGGCCGTGGCATAGGTTGGATCGTAGGCGAAGTCGCTAAGAAAATCCCATGTTTTGGGAGCTATCTGATAGTAAAGTCCCTGCCGGGTACATAGCCATAAGAAATCAGGTATGCCTACTTCTGTATTTGCATAGCCGATTGCGCGCATTCCAGCGCCCCAGCCCGGCGTGACTATCTTATGCCATCCTGCGCCACTCCATTGGTAGCATCCTGATTCGCTTGTGCTTCCTAATTCTATTTCACCATAGTATCTGTTTCCACCTAGAACGGCTCCGCCGTCTTTCGCTATGATGCCTCCGCCGGCTACACTGAATGTGTCTGCCACTATCCCATTGAAACGCTTGGGCATTCCTCCGCCGCGCTCTGGGCCGAAGTCCTCTACCATGTTGTTGTAGGATCTTTCTACTCCGCCTGAGAATGGGAATACAAGGTAAGGCGTCCATACGCTTGGGTTGACTCCGTTGTGTCGCTCCCACCTGTACTGATAATCAATACTCAATTTGTCGGGAACGTTGTTATACACCATATATATGCTGCCCATTCGCATGACCGCTATCTTACCTTCGTACTCTATCAGGTCGGTTATGTCTGCATCTGTCCCCCCCATGGTTGTATCCGTTCCAAATGTCAAGTCTGTCCCCCATGCCTTGGCGTCGGCCCTGGCTATGCTCCCTTGTCCAGTATTGAGGGCGCGCCATATGGAATCTTTGTACTGCTGGTCATAGGTATAAAGTATGCAATCTGCCTTGTTCGTGCTGTCGTCTGCGTATGCCGTGGTCCATGTGCCGGCGTTGTTGTAATCCACCATTCTACGGATATTGGCCGCGCTTCCCTGGGCAAAGTACACTACACCTTTGCCTGATACGGTTACATCTTTTACGCCTGCCAAGCCTGTGGTTGCCATTTCTGTCCATTTGGTAGACCCAACTATTACATACTCTGTGGTTGTGGCGCTGTGCGTGGTCGTCCAGTCCGGGTATACTTGCAAGCTGTTGCTGTCATTGTCTACAATCAGGCGATATTCTCCCACTCCTGCGCCTGCAATAATACGTACCATACACCCTACCCACTCGTCATTAGTCCAACTCTTGGTGGCATCTTCCAGGTAGGTGAGGTCTGCGTTAACATCTGCGCATCCCCTATCTCCGTTCTTGAACAAGCGGCCGGCTGCTCCGGCTTCGCGCAGTACAAGATATAGGCCCTGTTTATAAGTAAAAAACCGTGCATACTCTATGTCAAGATTGTCCCTGACCAGGTTCCAATAAGGCTTGGCGCTTCCGCCTGTTAGTGGGCTGAGTGCAGAATAACCGTGATAACCTAAAATACCACCATCCCCTAATACCTGTGGGAATCCTTCTGTATCTTCAAAGCCCTCATCGTTGCTGCTGTATATTACTACCCAATATATTGTGCCTGATGTCAGGCTAAGTGCGGTATTGAATTTAAAATATTCTTCGTGCAGGGCTAAATGATGGGCGTTTATAGATCCGGTTGCTAGTACCGCGTCTGGGTGGTCGCCGCCTGCTGCGCTATTGGAGTATACGGCTACTGTCAAAGTCCCTGGGTTGATAGGATAATAGGTGTAGTTGTCCAAAGGGTTTAGTGCTATGGTCATCGGGATTGTCCAGGCCTTACACCATAGCCTTATGCCTGTGTAGCTTGCGGTTATCCCGGCTGTAAACTTGTCGGCTACATATCTCCACCCGATTTCCCCTAATGTAGCATCGGTAAGGGGAGCTAAGTTAATCAAGTCCTGTGGATCTGTTTGAACTCCACCTATTGATAATTTTATTCGCGGTATCTTTCCTTCTGTGGTCAAGGTCGTGGCACCTGCAATCGAGGCCGGGAATGTCATTGGCCCTAATATCGCCTTGCCCTCGTTCATGGTCCACACATTGGATGCCATTAGATATTTAGTGGCGTCTATGTCTCCATCCATCAGGCCTAATCCGCCTGACCAGTCGCGCCGCGATATCTCTGCATAGGGTAGCCGTCGCTGAGAATACTCGCCTACGCCTGTTTGTACCTGAACCGTGGTACGTGGGTATGGTACGCTCTTGGCGGCGCGTAGATTGGGCTGGCCCTTGCCGTCTACGGCATTAAAGTAAAGGGTAGTGGTTCCGTCTGACAGGCTGAAATGGTGTGTATGCTTTCTCTTGGCTGTTCTGGCTACTGCTTGTGGCATATCTTTACTCCGGGTATCCTGGGTATCCGCCGTATTCTATCATCCAATTTTCAAGGTAATCAAAGCGTTCTTCGAGCGTCGCCGGCGGCGGTTCGTCTCCGGGCCACTGGAATGCGGCTATAGCTGCCTGCCTGGCAGCTCCGCCAGTGTGTAACCGTAGAAAGTCTAACGCCCACGCGCCCGCGCCTGGCTGCCCTAGCTCTACTGACCTTTGCAGTAAGCTGGTAATCTCGGCCCCGCTTGGGCCTGGTAGTCCGTATCCGTCGCCTATGTAGGCTCTACCTACGGGTACGATAGGCAAAGCGCGCTTGGCTGTTAGCTCTGTGGTGCTGCGGTTAATGTCGATGATTGCCCGGCCTGGACCATAATACACCTGGGGCATATGGAATGTACACCCCGAAAGGAATGTGGACCATGGGAATTCCGGGTGGTAGCTCGGGAAGCGGTAAGACAATAGCCCTACGTCTACGCCTATCCCCTGCAGAGCCGTCATGAACTGGCCGGCGTATGTGGCTGCTCCTGGGCGCTTGTATTCTTGTTCTGCGTCAATGGCGTAGGCGTCAGCCTGGTAAGCTAATACCTTGCCCTTGGCATATCTAGCTTCTTCCGCCGGTGACGGCCAGCCGTATGCTCCACCATAGAGGTAGTGCCATAATACTATTTTTATGCCGGCCGCCCTGAACGCGGCTACTGCCTGGGTCATGTCCGGGAAGGATCGGTATCGGTCGTCTGCCGCGTCTCCGATCTTCAACCCTACCCAACGTAGGCCCATAGCCTGGCAGGCCTGAACGCATTCGGCTAATGAACCGTAGTTTACACCCTTCCAAATTAATATACCTTTGCCTTGCGGTATCATGTTAGATTCTCCATTCAATAAAGCGCATTAGCATCCCTAAATCACCGCCAGGAACGCCGCCGCAATTGCCGCGTGTCCTGCATCGTTTGGGTGGATGCCATCCGCGGCGATTAGCGTATCGCCGCCGTTGTCGGTCATGTACTGGTATACATCTGCGTACCGTGTCCCCTT